CCGCCATCTGATCCACCGCCAGCATTACCGCCGGATCCGCCAGGAATAAGTTTACCACCGCCACCAAGATTTACACCATCTACAGAGATTGTTGGCGAATGCGTGATGACTGAATTGCTGGCATTCGTCGAGTAGCGGTTTCTGTTACTATGAGTAACCACTGGGCCATCCGCGGTAGCAGTTGGTTCTTCAAAGATATTAACTTCAACGTCGCCACCTGCAGCGATTTCATACAAGCAGTGCATGCCTGAATTTGCCCGTATCAACAGTTCTGCGCTTGCGTCATTTGCGACAGCAGAAAAATAATGGGTGGCGAAGAACGCCTGCCCGTTGTGGATACGATGATGCTCAACAGGAATAGTGATTTGACCATGCTGCCAGGAATCCCCGTCCCACCAATACACCATGCCGGTATCAGTCTCGTAGAACCTGGCACCAGCTGCTTGCAATTCTGGCGTAGGCTTCGTATCTGTGGATAAACCCGTAAAGCCTTGCGGTTCATGATCTGTTTTAAGTAATCGGTGTACCGTCATCAGTTTCCTCTACGGGCTGTTTGGATAATTCCATTGCAGCTTTAATCTTCTGGATAACTGAACGCTGCCCTCGCACCACATATTCGCGGTATGGGTGCGGTATTTCTTCCAGCTCACGCTCGACTTCAGGGTTTACCCTGTCATGAAAAGCTGCCTCTAAGTCCATCATTACCAGCTTGCCTTCCTTGCGGTTGAATGTCATATCGTACGCTTTCAGTACGTTCTGCGTTTCTTCATCCATTGGGTTCTCCGATTAACCTTGATTCATTTTATTCTGAATGTTGACTACCTTCTCGCCGGCATCAAGTTCAGCACTCATGCGCTCTTCATCAGAAACTTCAGAAGCCGCTTGCGCCCTGGCATCACGCTGAGACTTGATTTCCTTTTCACCGTTCATCACTTTCGACGGCAAGCCTGCTATTTCAGCGCTCAGCTTTAATGCCTCGTCATCATTCAGGTTATCCCAAATAGAAGGATCACCCTTCTGAGAAAAGATATGGCCAGCCATCCCGTAAACACGCTCAATCGCACCAATATCATCAGAACGCTGAGCCCTTGCCATGGGTGAACGATACTCAACATCGAGCTTGGGTGGGTTAGGTGTATTTAATGACTGGAGCAATACCTGTGGTGGTGGCAGGAAGTGGCCTGCACGTAACGAGATATTAAACGCCCGGTACAGCATTGGATTGTACATTTCAGTCTTCAGGCGTCCGTAAGTCGGGCCAAGAATCTTCATCATCAGCTCATAGCGGATCTGCGCCTCTGCCGCAGTCATAGCGGGTGACTGGTGCAGCTGAAGCTGATCGGTATAGAAGATTGAGCGTATCTGGTCGCGGAGCTCTTCAAAATTAAACTGCGACGTATCCCAGCGGGCACCGGACTGTAACGGGCCTAGTTCAGCACCACGTTTTTTGTAAATCACGCCGCCTGCACCTGTGCGGATTGAGCCAATCACCCCTTTATGAGTAGCCACTAACGGTGGATTAAGGTCTTTTGCCCAGGCTTTGAATCCCAATCGCTTAGCTTCATTCAGTGAGAGCGTATCAGGCAAGGCAACTGCACCAATACCGGTTCCCCAGCCTTTATCATCGGCTGTTTTACGCCAGCGCGGCACAACAATAGGACTCTCATGGAAGCCAGACTCTAAAATCACCTTTTTTGTCTTCTTATCAACAACAGCGTGCATTATTTTAAAGTCGAGCGATACCTTGGCATCAGGGTTGTAGCGCATCCGCGGCTTTACGCAGACGATGATAGGGAATTTCTTGTTCTGATCCTTGGCCTGGGATGACTTCAAAGCCTTTTCCATTTCATCTGTGAGGCCCCGGAAAAAGGGATGACTGCTATATCGGTCATTAATCTGTCTTGCTGTAAGCGGATACTCACGCATAAGCGTATCAGCGATACCATCTTCACCTTCAGAAAAAACAAACTGGCGAAGCGGGATAGTCTCGAAAGTGTGGCGCACAATGCCGCGCTCACCTCGGGTTTCACCCATGAATATTCCTGTGGTTCCGTAACCGGTCAGGCATTCATAGCCTTCCTGGAGCTCATTACTGAACGGTGTGCCATTTAAAGAAAAGAACAGTTTCCGGCTGCAGTCTTCAAGCCAGTCCTTCACTTCTTTATGCTCGTTTAGTACATGATCGCCCAGCGTCATCATAAACCACTGCTGAGCATCGCTGGTCAGGTTACCGTGAATGGATGAGGACAAAAGAATATTCGAGTGCACAGCCGTAGAATCGTAACGCCTGGCAGACGTGCGAGTGTTTGCTGTTTGCTCTCTTGTGCTTACATCGGTCTTGGTGGGTACGATGTAGTCAGTAATATCTTGCAAATGACTCTTTATCGAGTCCTTCTCTGCATCCAGGTAATTGTATTCCTGAATGATTTGCTCACCATTTGCGCGCGTGCTTCCCATTAGCCCACTCCAAGCACTTTGCGTTGCGCTGCCATCGAATCAGGCTTAATGCCTTGAGTTAAGACGGTGCCTGCATAACCGGAAGCACCACGTTTCGCTTTTCGCGTTTCCTTTTGCTTTTGACGCTCAAGGTCTGCTTGCTGCTTGGCTTTCTGTGCAGCAATTTCTTCATCCATCTTTTTCTTTTCGGTTGCCGCTTCAGCCTTTTTTTCGGCATATTGCCTCTCGGTTTCTTTTCGTGTGTCTCTGGTTTCTTTGGCTTGCCATGCTGAAGCCGCTGCCAGTATCCCTAATGCCATTGCCCTGCCCTCAAATGTCAAATGGATCGAATTCTGAATCCTGCTGTTGTTGGTCAGTATAGTCATTATCTGTCCACACGTCACCATTATGGCCATGAGCGCGATTGTTCTCAATCCTGCTGTTCACTTCATGCTGTTCCACCAGGCCAACCAGGTAATCACCAAAGACGATGACGCAGATATATTGAACGCAATCATGTGGGTGTGAATATTCGTTCTTTAGCGGTTCCTCCTGGTGCCTTTCATCCAGACCTGCGGATAATATCTTTCTGTACTTATAACCACCCGTGAAGCCTTCGCGGATAGTTGGGCAATTTTCTTTATCAACAACCAGTGCAGGCTCGCCATCTACCAGGGTATTAAGGCCTCGGCGCACTGATTCGAGTCGAGTTTGTAGGACATTACTTACAGGCTCAATGTGAATATCCTTACTTTCTGCAATATCGAAGCAGCTGGTTTCATTGTTGTCGTTCTTGTTGCGGCCTGTTTCATCACCATAGTCCTCAAATTCATAGTCTCTATACCGGACATTCATATCTTTCAGGACTTCGCTGGAGAAATCATCAAAGCCGGCACGCTCCGTGGTGTACTCATTAATGATTCGCAGCTGGCCAAGGGGTGTGACCTGGGCAACCACGCAAGCCGGGGTCAATCCAAAATCCCAGCCGCGGATAAGAGTAATACCGGGTATCGGTGTCAGCCCAATACGTGAATGTAAATTGTCCCGGTAAGTTGGGTATACAGGCTTGCCATCTTTGATGAAGCCGTACTCACCATCACGATAAACTTTCAGCTCATCCTCGTCATAGAGATCGGCCATGTCATCGTAATACGTCGGGCCCAGGTGACTGGTGTTCTCAGCATTCTTATCTTTACCGCCTGGCTGCTTGAATAGCTTGATATTGGGCCTCTTATCCACTTCAAACAGCTGGTACCACCATGACCGTGGTGTAGGTGGATTGGTATCCATGATTAACCGGGGTTTAGTGGAGCCGGGGCCATCACGTCTTGAGGGATAACGATTTAAACGGCCGCGTAATGCTTTAATCAGTGCCCACGGTACTTCTCGGGCCTCATTCACCCAGGCTGATGTCAATTCCAGTGATAGCAGGTTGGATACATGGTCAGGCCTGTCCAATGCCCGGAATAATATCTCGATTTCCATGCCAGCAAAGCAGGTGATGATGTAGTTATGGTTTGATTTGTTGTATTTACCGCAATAAGCAGGCGGCAACCACTCGAAAAAGGTCTTTATGGTTGTATCTTCAAGCTGTCGGTAGGTGTTTCGGATACAGGCCCACCGGGTACGGCGTATGCCATCGCTTCCCGGTTCCTGTTCCTGGCTCTCCAGGACGATCTGCATAACACAAGCAGAAGACTTGCCAGAGCCAAATGGCCCCATAATGCCACGCACAGCAGTTTCGTCCTTAGAGAAGGCCAGAAGGGTGGGTGCATCAGAGTAGTCGTAACTAATACGATGCAGTTTTATTTCATTTTGTTGGGACAATTAACCAATCACCTGACATTGTATCAATCATGGTTGGCGTGTATGGAATGCGTCGCACGCCTTCTTCGCACTCAGGTATTTCAAGATAGAAATACGGCACAGTCATTTTGCTGTTTTCATCTGGAAGTTGGGCCATGAGCTTCATCCCTTTACCATTCCAGCCTTCACGGGCCACACAATCACCACGCAGAGCGCAATCAGTCGCTTCGCCAAAGTCCATACCTGTTGCGTCTGTATTAACGAAATGCGGAATTATCTTGTTGCCGACCACAGTGAAATCTAAGGCAAGATCGCCATTGCCAATACTTATTTCAGGTGTGGCTCGGTTGCTAGGGTTTAAGCTAAGGGTAAACTCAGCCGGCACTTCCTTCTTGTCACTACCTTTACCCTTTGCCACTGTCGCTTTCAGCAGGTTCTCCAGGCTCTTCTCTTGTTTCTGTGTCATCTTCATTCTCCGTTTCTGTTTTAAGTTCCCAGCCTGCGGTCATTACCGCTTCGCTTAAAATAATGGCTTCCTCTGGGGTAAAAGCCATAAGCATGTTCTGATGTGATAGATAAATAATACCATCACGGCTGAATACTACCGAGTTCTCTTTGCCCGAATCGCGTGCACTCATTAATGCTTTACTGGTGTCATCAGCCGCTTTCTTGAAATGCTCCGGTATGCTGATGACGTTACTATTGCTCTCAGCACATTTCAGGCAGGTTCGTCTATCTTGGCCGTGTTCACAGAAAGCGATGCTCACGCTGCCACCCTCATGGCGTTCTTCCGGCTATGCCAGGCGGGTGAGCTAGCACGAAGGCGGCGAGCACATTCTTTTGCGCCTTGATGCGGATGATACTTCGATGTGTTGCCGTAGTAATTGTCGTGCTTTCGCTGCATAGAGCGTAGAGCTTTATCAAGGTCAAATACTAGATCCTCAGGTAACACTACGCCTTTTTTGGCTGCTTCCTGCTGTTTTAGCTTCTGAGCGCTCTTTATGGCTCTGTGGAAACCGATTATCCGTTCAGCATTTGCTTTAATGTTTTTAAATGTAGGTCTTTTCATTTCTTTCTCCCGGTTAGTCTTTCAATAGGTCGGACATATCGCCCATGTGTTTTAGCAGTCCTGACTGACTGGCCTTCTCTCTGGCTTCTTTGAACTGCTGCTTGATTGGCTTGCCCTCGTTCAGCTTATTACGCTGACACTCGGCTTTTGTGCTGAATGTCTCTGTATTGTCACCGCTACCGTGAGCCCATCCATTCTCTGTTTTTCTGCATGGCATGTTTTGTTCCTCTGATTGGGTTAATCAAATATCAGCTTCATTATAGCGCAATATAACAACCAGCCTGCGACTACCGCGGCTTCTGTGCCCCATTCCCAGTACCAATGGATAATCCAATCAGGCACCAAGGTATGCCCTGGCAAAGATAATCAAGCATGCTGCCGCTATTACCAGGCCAGCTACTAAACCGGCGGCTACGCCTCTCTCGAAATTACTCATCACCACCTCCTAGCTCGGATAGGGCATCTAACAATTTTATAGCTGACCTGCTTCTATCTACTAGATTTCCGCATTCTTTATCGTAAATATACTGACATTCACTAAAATTCATTAATTCTTTAGCCGCATCAACAACCGATTCAAGCTTAGTGATTTTGGTGGCTTGTTCTTTTGTTATTCCTTTTTCATTACGCAACCAATCCTCAAGCCTTAACTGGTGCTTCTTTAGAAGCTCATTGTCTTTCTGCAATTCTTCAATGGTGTCGAGTAGCTTTTCGTTGCTTGAGTTCTGTCCAGCTTCATAAGCCTCTTTTACTTTCCGGTAATTATTTTGAATAAAATGCTTAAGGTCTGGGTGCCCTCTAAACCAATCTATAAACTCCCGCCCTTCTTTCACAATATCGTTATTCATTGTCTGCTTTGGCATGCTCCATCGAGAGCTAAACTCAGACAGGGGGACTATAAAAGCAGGAATATTATCTCTAGGATAAGCTGTGCTGTTGTGCCACATTAATGAACCGTCAATATCGTTGGCAATATCAAAAGCTCTTTCCCTTGTTTCAAACGGATAGATAAGAATGTATTTTGTTTCACTCATAACAACAACTCCCACTTTCCAAAGATAACCCTGTTTTCAACAGTTAAGACTACCCAAGGCAATATAATTAAACTAGTTAATAGCTCATTCATTATCTTTAGTCCTTTGTTAGCGTTAGTCTTTCAACGGTAATCTGCCTATGATTCAATGGTGCATAAATATCTACCATCGTAGTTAAATGTTTGCCGCAGCAATATCCGTGACTAGCCACCAAATATTTCGCCTTAGCTTGACAGATATGGCACATTGCTATTTTATCACTCATTGTCTTTAGTCCTTGTGTTCCATGCTTTGATTGCTTCATCTAGTTCATTAGCAAGCCTAGTGACGCAAGGCTCAGCATCACAATCACAGCCTACATGGCAATCGCCATAAGAGTCATCCTCACAAACTGTTGGTTCACCACCACAAAACGGACACGACTTTAATTCTTCCATAACTCACTCCTTAGTCTTTGGTTTATTACGATACATCGCTTCAATCTGCTTGATGCTTCAGTGATGAAGGCAAATCCTTATTGCATCCTTCACAGGCGCCACAGCATTCAGCGTTCTCGCTCAGGAACTCATCGACTTGTTGCTCCAGGACGGCATTGGATTCATTGACGAATAGCTCATTTGAGCATTCAGTAAGTAGTTCGATGGCTGTGTCCAGCTGGGTTCGCTCTTCAGGTGTGAATTCTTTCATTACAACAGGCCGATTCATTGCTGAGTCAGCCAGCACCAGCATGCGCTCCATCTGCTCTTCATGATCTTCCCATAGTTTGTTGAATGCCGCCTCATAATCTGTTCCTTCCCTTACGCTATGGCAACCATTCATTAATATCCACTGGTCTTTCGGTATTAATACTGACTCACTCATCACTCCCTCCCGGTTTTGTTTCGTCGAAGTACTTACTCATCCATGTATACATATCATGCACGTTATTGAATACCAGCGGCTCACCATACTGCCCTGCGTGGCGCATACTTGGGTTTATATCAATACGCTTCACAATAAACCCGTTCTCTACCTGTTCAATCGTTAATTCGCTAGACATTTATTCTCTCCCGGTAATTACTAATTCAACTTTCACTGATGTATCCACATCTGAATACATGCCTTTAGCTTTCGCCAATCCTTCCAATCCTTTCATCTTGTCATGCAAAACCAAATCAATCTCATGGCCGTCCTTGGTTTTCTTCATTTTCACTGACTTAATAGCCCTTAATTTATGAGGGTTAATATCATCTGAGTCTTTAATCTTTATCCCGTCTTCATTGAAGCTAAGGTAATCGGCAACAGAGCTTCCACCAACGATGGCCATTTCACGCATTATTGCTGTGGCCTCCATGTCCAGTTCTGATTCAACTTTCGCTAATACAAGGGTTTTTTGCTCTTCTACTGCTGCATTAACCTCTGGACGTTGAAACACTTTCGAGACTGTTCGGTTCGCTGTTCTTTCCTTGTAGCCAGCAGCTATACCAGCCTGGGTTTTGTTCTTAAATCCATTGGCCGCAAACTCTAATACCAGTCTGCGATGCTGGACATTTTTTATTTTATCGAGTTCTGGGGTGCTACTAGCCATTGTAGTTGTCCGCTACCAGCTTTTCACAGTCAGAGAAGTCAGGTTTTGTTTCTCTCCAGCCGTGTGGGGTTAAGATAACCGGGTTGTGCATTGGGTGGGTGAGTATAGGTCTGCCGTGATAGTTCATCGCATTGGTTTTGCCATTGCGGAACCTGGGTGGCATTTGAAGGCGTTCACCGTCCTCAAACTCGACTTCGTAATATGGCGCACCTAATAATCTCATCTGGGTTCTCCGTTAAACCATGTTAAATATAGCACCTATCGCACCAAAAAGTAAGTGAAATAGTATTGCAATCAATATGTTACCGATGGCCTTCCACCAATCTATCGGGCTACGTTTCACAATAATCCTCAATACTGATGTCGGATTCAATCTCGTATCCGTGGCTGTCCCATCCGTTTGTTTTTTGTCTTGCGAATAACTCTATCCTTGGTAAATCGCCGCAGAGCTCAACGATGTCATCTCTAAATGCGTCTGGCTTTTTAGAGTGGGCTTCGATCACAGCTTCGCGCACAGCCCTAACAGAGTGCGACTCAATGCTGGGCTTTCCTTTTATCGCTATTATAGCTGACTCCGATCCTGCGCGAGTATAAAAACCCATTCCAAAGAATTTCAGCAGCTTTTTAGTGAGCTTTACCCAAACGAAACCATTCATATTCTTTATGGTAAAGCCCCATGCTTTTACTAAATCAATCGCTTCTTGCGGCTGTGATCCAACCCACCACATTACGAGAACGCAGTTATCATCTGCGAGACGTTTAATGGGTAACTCCTTAAGGTCTGAAATCGACATTACTTTATAATGATGCTGGGCCCCGCTTTTCATTTTTCCACCTGTCTTTTTGTTGCTGAAAAGCCACGGAGGGTCAGCATAAATTATGTTGTATTTTTTTAAACTACCCATAATGCACCTGCACCTCGATACCGTATATCGCTTTCAGCATCTTGCACTTCAACCTGAATATCTGCCAGTTAGCAGTCGATTTAAAGGCTTTCTGGTTTTTCCAGTTGCCTTTTACGTCTTCCACTACTGTTTTTCCGTAACGATCCTTATACCGAAAATCAGGGTTATATTTACAAATAAGGCTCCCATCCACTTCAATCTTGATGCAGGGATGCACTTCCAGCTCTGCGATCTCATCAATGCGCTCAAGCATAGCGAGCTTCTGGTACCGGGTCATTTCCGTTTTAGAGTCGAATTTGAACCCGTTAAACTCGCACTTGGTTGAATTAATCGCTTTCCGTTTCTGTCTCTGTGGGTACGCCATAGTGAATCAGTTCCTCAATGTCTTTCCGCATTTTTGTAAAGCGGCTGTAAATTTGTTTTATGTGATCAGATTGCGGCACGAAATCCTGTGCAATAGATAACCAGTGAAGGTGCTCATCCAGCAATTCTTTGTATGCCGCTAAATCGCTTGGCTCCAGTGATACTTGGCGCAGCATTTTTCCTGTTGCTGGGTCTTTTTTCATGTCTTCTTTCATTGTTTTCTCCGTTCTGGGGGTCGTTTGACCCCTGTTAATTACAGAGCTTCAGCTTCAGCCTTCATCCCTTCTTCGATTGCTTCAAGATCGGAATCTTGTCCGGCTTCCTGCTTTTCAACTTCATCAACCAGATCGGCCTGCTTTGGCGCCGTAATTTCTACCTTGGCATCGGATTTAATGAACTCAGCCAGGCGGCCAATTAGCTCATCGTCTTCCGGGACATTAAACTGGAACCGGCCTGACAATATCATCTGGCGGTTTCCCTCGAACGTCACTGACATATTGTTGATTTTCACATCATCAAAATAAATCGGCGGCATGTGCTCACCATCTGACTGAATGGAAATCCCGTGACTGAATAGCTGAATGGACAATGAAATACCACCAATACCCAATTCGCGTTTGCGGCTAATTGTGCTGCCTTCAACATCAGACTCATCAACAACCGGGTCTTCGTAGAAAAACTCAGAAAATGGGATGGGTGGTTGATCAACCGTTAAATCATGTAATAGTGATACGGGCAGCTGCATGGTGAACTTCACGTCTGCAGCCAGCACTTTCTCATCGCCATGGTTTTCCTTGCGGAAATTAACATTGGTGATTTGTGTGAGTGTTTTTTCAAGTTCTAATAACATTAGGATTCTCCTTTTATCGTAATTAAACCTTCATCAAGGTATTGTTTTTGGGTTCTTATAACCCCTTGCAAGTGATATAGATCGCGCTGTTCACGGGTATGGGTTTTTACATACCCGCCATCAAGCCAGGTGTGACAAGTGAAACAGGCCCTGGCGGTGAATAGATCGTTTTCTTTGATGGCCCACCCAGCACCGTTGAGATGAGCGGCAACCACAGTGTCATTGTCATGAATGCACACTCCTGGAATTCTTGTCAGGCAATTTTTTCCTCTGGCTGATTCGGTGATTTTGCTCATAACAGGCCTTCCTGTGGATCAGTTAAATTCACCAGCGGCGAATAATGATTTTGAATTTCTGTCAGAACTTCAGCCATTTGTGACGTGTTCAGACTTTCAGTGTGAACCTGAGTGTCTACGAAAAACCGCATCCGCAGAGGATCATTTTTCCATTTATTTTTATACATGGCATATAAATCACTGAAAAATTCATCATCTCGGCACAAAATCGGGATGACCCACCGATATTTCACAACCAATGCTACGCCTTCCACAGTGTCTTCGTGCTTGCCACCGATGCCAGCTTTTGAAATTTCTTTGTACCAAATGTATTGCAAGCCTCTTTGTCTAGCTGATTTAGTGCCAGAAGGCCCGATAGTTACTTTCGTTTTCCCGTCCGTAGGTATTGAGAAAATAATACTCATCAGGTTCTCTTTCACCTGGTCGCTGATAATGATGAAATTTTCAGTTTTCATCGTTTACCCCACTGTTCAGCAAACGCATCAGCAATTCCAGGGTAAGTCCTTGCCCTATCTATTGCTCTGGTTTCGCTTGGGCCGAGCTTGTTTTGCCCTGAATCGGTCTGGTTGGCCCACCTTTCTTTGCCGTTTACTATTCTCCCTGGCACGCGCTTTTCTGGGTCTATCTTTAATTTTGGTAACCCTTTCAGTGTTAGTCCCGTTTTTTTGCTTGCGTCATCACCGAACTCGTATGGCTGCACATACTGAGGCTTTGGTAAGTCGGTATTTGTGTGCAATACGCCCTGTGGGTTTTCAAGGCAGACTTTTTCGCAAACTGAAGTCGCT